GTGTTGTCCTTTCTAATCTGGTAACATATAAGTCGCAACCCGTCATAATGTTACATTTTTTACGTAAGAGCCAGAACACATCCGGATGACCATCTCCATCCTGATCTTGGCCCAACACCATACCAACATTCTTTATATATCCTTTCGTAACTAAGGGTTTAACCATTTCAGCATTTCCTTTTAAAGGAAACGTTTCTGCTTTGGCAATAGAAAAGGCCATACAGAACAGGATAATCAGTATCATTATCCCGACTATACGGCCTAAAATATCACTTCTCATCTTTAATTGTTATCCTTCGGTTTCCAGTGACTCAAACGGCTACACAATATCATACACGTATGTCTTGCCGGATCAGGACTACCGTTTGATTTACTGTGCTTACAATTCTTACAGGATTTTTCCATATTAATATCTCCATTCGCCGCGTGGGCACGATACAATGTCGCATTTGTCAGTTATTCTACCCGGATAATCACAATACCACCCCGTCCGATACTGACATTTTTTAGAGGCAAGATTAAACATATATTCTGGAATGCATAACAATATATCTGTGCAATAACATATAAATCTTAGCACGTTACCATCTCCATAATGTGTAGGTTAATTCAACTTTAGGATCGAATTTCTTGTTAATTCCGGCAGTTAGGTTCAGTTCTTTAAAGTTCAACTCTAACTTAGTCCATTTGTACTCTGCCGAAAATTCCCCAACATTCAATTTTAACTCTGGCAATTCCCACTTTTTTACGTTGCTGTAAATTGGTTTTTCAACCTTAAACTCGGCAGCTTCACCGATATTAGCAAAAGACAAGAACAGCAGAAATATTATAAATACCAGAGCTAAAACTGCTGCAATTGTAATATCTCGTTTCATATTATTCTATGTCAATATTGGGGATAACAAGGGAAGGCCGCATAATCACACGGTAATGGGATGTGCTGACTTTGGATGCTTCCAGTTGCTCAATCACTGGAAATGCATTATCCGCTTTACCGATCATGTGCTTAAGGTATTCACCGGAAGGGGTTTTACAGGTAGTTTCGTAACCAAAATCAATGATTTCAACTGAACATTTGCCTTCTATCGACACTAACCATTGATCTGTAATACCATTAACAAATGTGACACGCCTCACAACCTCGAATTGTTCAGCGGCTTTAGCCAGATTTCGAGAAGCAACATCGGCTTCAGAACAGGATGATGTGTTACCCAACAGAAACGGAACCATAACCAACACTGCCAAGATAATCATAATATATTTTTTCATTATTTCATTCTCCTTTTATAAATTATTTGTAATTCTTCTTCGGTTAATTTTAAAACATTTCCTTCGTTATAAAAATACTCAGCCCCACAATTGGGGCATTGGTTATCTCCATAGGATTCATAACCATGAGGATTAACAAATATATCTTCGCCTTTACGGTAATCTGCATTCGGATTATAGTATTGACCCATATGGGCCTTACACAACTCACAATATGGGCCTTCTTCTTCATATGCTATTCCATCCGCCAGTGTGGTTATAATGGGAGTTTTTATTTTCATTCTGTTATTCTCCTTTACCATGCTGTTTTAATAGGCTGCGCCACACACTCACAGCCATTAAATAGCAGTTCATTTTTTCGTCAATATTCGTGGGCTTGAGGAAACACTCACAAACGTCATAAATTGTAATTACCAATCCCATTTGACCGGACGGTTGTTTCAATGCTTCACGTTTAATCTTTTTCTTTTTAAACGTTTGGCATTCATAGGGTTCTGTCACTAATATTTGATCCAATTTTTCAATCATCTTTGCCTTTTCCAAGATCACCCCCTTTCAGTCTGACATTGATAAAGTCTCTCAATAGCAGCAACTCCATATCGGTTAGCTGCTGAATATAATGTTTAATTAATTCAAGTATCATGCTTTAGAATAATCCTCATAATCCTTGCATTCGCCGTCGCGGTTTTTCCAATACGGATTTGACAAGCTCGACATATTATAGGTTGTTGCTCCGGTAACATAATCCGTGTTAATCAAACCGTTAAAGGCACATTTATGTTCATGCTCAATACATACACAATGGCGACATTTTATGCATATTACTTTATCATCTGGCATTTAATTTATCTCCTTCCCGTCCACGACCACCTTGTCACAGACGCAATCGAATTTGTCATACATACAGGTAGCTGCTCCATACCCTTTAGATCGGTTTTTACTCTTTTTAAAATACTTGCACTCGGCTTCGGGGTTTTTGGCACCACAAAGGGTTGCGATACCACTAAGGTTTCTACAATCCTTTTTTGTAGTGGTTGGCGGTGCCGTACCGCTATACCAATCATATCCATTTATCATGATTAAAACTCCCTCCGGAAATAAAGATTAATTGAATTAAAACGGTAACTTAAGACTTTCACTTTTCAAACGGAAATGATTAGAACTTCGAAAGTATTTCCGACTTTTCCGATCACACGTAACAACTAACTCGAATACCTTTTTTGATCTCTTCAGTCTGATATGCAATCATGGCATTATATCGCCATTGAATCACATCTTGTGACGTATCCTCTATAGGCGGACAGAGCATATCTTCTTTGTATATCGGTATAACAGGTGCTTTATGTTTATACTCACCGCCAGCCTTTCTGTCGGAGTATCTTCGAACTACATTACCCACACTATCCGTAATAGTGTAGTCACCAGCATTTTTGTGGGATAGGTGGTTATGCAGATCAGTTTGTTTCACCGCATCTGCCATACCAATCTGCGGTAGCTTTTCACGGTGCCTATGCATTATTTCCTGTACTGTGATTACTGGTACAGTATGTACATGTATCACATTAACGTCAGTAGGTGCTTCATCACGAAACACTACATAGGTGAACCCTTGCTCAATTACCGTGTAACGGAAATGTTTTTTCCGCTCGGTAAACCATTCCACCGTTAACCTACCATTAGGCATAATATTATATGAATTAATTTCACCGTGATCATATAATAATTTCAATGCCTTTTTCAAACCTGCAAACTCTTTTTTCATACGATTGTAGGTAGTCTGATCATATAGCCAAACTTCTTTTTCTTTTAGCTTGGCTATTTCCGTGGTTATTACTCGACTCCGATCGGAAGTAGTAAATGCCGCTATCTTCTCTTTCTTTAACCTTTCAATTTCATTGCGATAGTCGTTAATTATCACATTACTACCTTTGATCAGTATACGAGTACTTAACGGATATTTCCTTACTCTATCGTAACAAAAGCCAACCTTACCGTCAACTGCCATATTCACATAATTAATGGCAGCTTTAATTTCATTGTGTGGCTGTTCATAGATAGTGACTATTTCATTAGTATCACGTTTCCAGAACAGCCGTTTTATTTGTTTAACCATAATATCACACTCCCCCAAGACAAGTGTAGCCCACTATCCAATGAAGGACAGTAGGCTACTTATAGGTTAAGACTAATAGGTCAGATTGTTGATGGCCGATTCCAGTTTAGGAAGTTCGTCAACAGGGCCGAGATTACCAATATACAATTCCGTCGCATTGTACACTTTATCCCACTTATTCTTACACTTGTACTTTTTATTGACCGTGTAGACGACGTTATCCCAATTACTGGGCTTTTGAACCTGATCGACCACGTACCGTTTTCTCCCATTGACCTCATATGGGGTAACTTCGTGATTCTTTGCCACGATTACACACGTATCATTGCATTTGTCATTGAGCCTATCAATAATTTTCATGGTAATTTTGCTGTAATCCATAATAGTATCTCCCATTTTAGTGATTAAAAAACCCTACCTGCTATAGGTAGGGTTTAAGTTCTACAGGATGTTCCGAATAACCATCACCGCCCAATGCGGACGAGTGACTCTACCCTTTTCCGTCCAGAACTTCTTGAAACGATAGGACAACCCGACAATTTCCTTGTTGTTGCTGTAATAGGTTTTTTTCATGATAATATCTCCGATTCTGTTATAGGTTATACGTGTTTTATAACACGTACACGGTATCCCATAGTCAGGCTGCCCATTACCATGATACTATGGGATACGATCTACATGTTATTTCATAATTATTCTATCCTTATTCCCCGCTCTCTTGGCAGGGCACGTTAAAAGGTTAGTGGTTGCACTTACCGTTTACATTCGTAATGACAATAATCTAACCACCGATCGTCATTATCCCTCACACAACCGATGCAGGGATTATTGCAGGAACCATTGGCGTTATTGTAACACTCTCTATCCTGTTTTAATTCCAATAGATAACTCGGATTGCGTCTATCGAGTTGACCGTTTTTCCTAATTACTTGTACCTGCATGTTGCACCTGCCTTTCTTCTTCTTCTTTAATCCGTTGTTTAATGCTGTCCATCAATTCTCTTTCAATGAAGTAAGAATTAATAGCATCAATGATTCCACCCAGTAGGAACATACTCGGCAATACAATAAATACCGTAAGGAACATGATCTGTAATAAGATTAAATCTGTTGGAGTGACTGGCATAATATCCTATCCTTTCAGTTTGAGTTATTGCCATATCATAGTAGGCGTGTTGACTGTCCTACTATCATATGGTAACAATTCAGATAGTAAAAACGACAACAGCCCCACTACCCAGTTAAGGGTAGCAGGGCCATCCAGATTGTGATTAGCTATTACGATTCCATTCGAGCGAATACACCGGCCAACAGCCGCTCTTGTTTTTGTTCCGGAGTTTCCACTTCAGGAACATCGGGTCTCGTGGTGATATTCTGCATCTTCTGAGTACTGGCATGTACTCTTGACAGTACGTCTTCAGCCATAGCTTTTACTTGTTCCGGCGGAAGCCCTTTAAACATCTGACTCTCTAATTTCTTCAGAAGTGGGTTCAACTGTTTTTCAACCATATTGGCAAAATATCTTTCACCCTGATACCGTTTAATAAGGGCCGTTTCATCGGGTTCCAGATCTTCGGAATTGAATACCAGATACTGACCATAGTAGTCTGATACCACTATGAGGTGAGCAACCAATTCGCAACCCAAATCTTCACAATCTTCGGCAACTTCACAATAGAAGTTCGTCGGCTTTTTCTTCGTGCCCTTGACAGCCTTATAAACGGTTTTGCCCCTATCGGTTTTTTCCGGAACGTACCGGTCAAACCAAATGCGAGTTTTGCGAGGTTCCCCGGGAGCGGTCTTGTGGTTGGCAGGGTTTACCCGATTAGGGCTGTCAACTGAGGTCGAACGCCAATCTAATGCCTTTGCCAATAGTGCCTTCGTGAAAGTAGTGATTTGCATGATTGTTTCCTTTCGTGTAAGTGATTAATGTTTATTGTACTCTCATCCTATAGTAACAATCCATTCCGTAAAAAGCATTCTTTCACCCGCATATATCTCAGCACCCCATGCCATTGGACGGCACCCCCCTGTCACGGGCACACATATCCTCCTACCGACCTAAATGAACAAAAAGGATTGTTAATAATACTAAAGACTTAAGTTAGACTAACGCTTGGAGGAGGGGGCAAATGGAACCATAAGTCCCTACCGGGACACATACCCCCTTAGTACTATATAGTACTATAATACTATAGTAACTATATAAAACTAAATAAACTAATAAAACTAGTATAAACTAGTATACTATATAATACTATAGTACTATAATACTATATATAATACAATAAGACTATAATACATAAATTAATACATGAGTAGACTCAACGAGAGTCTACGACTCTCTTTAATTAATACACTCTAGCGGAAAAGAAACTATCTCCCAGCGGACTGTTTCTACCAAACTTCACGTTGGCCAAGCGACTCCCCCGAGTCGTCCTCCCGCTGGGAAAAGAAGGCTCATTTGCCAAATAATTGTGCCCTGACGTAAAAAAACTTTGGGGGCCGGTTCTAATAATAACAGATACTTATAGGGACTGCTAAAATTAATTTAAAATAAAGTGCACCCACCCCCCTACATGAATTCGTTGTATATAGTAGAGGGGAACTTTTTTGACAAGGGGGGAATATGAAGACTGAAAATAAGATTACGTACAGGTATGATGCAGAATCTAAATCATGGATTCCGGTTATGAAAACTGAAAAGACGATTATGGATACAGATGAGTGTTCCACACCACACTATCCATCGTCAGCACCAACGTATCCGCTGTCACCAAGTTGGAGTTGGACACTAACGGACTTTTATAACGGCGATATGCCAGAAGGTGGGGCGTCGTACTGGGACGTTGAAGGACAGAGATGGGTGGTATTGGATGATGAGGGCAAGCCGACGAGTTATGTGTCCAGTGAGGATTAATAAGTATGGCAAACAAGAAATTCACGGATCTGGAGTTGATAGCGGCACTAAACCTGCACAACGGGAATATCAACCGGGCCGCCAAGGAACTAAACGTTTCCAGAGCGGCGGTGATAAAGCGAAAGAAGGTTCTCCCGGACGGTGTTATCGCTCCTACGATACAGGATTTCAGGGAGCAGAGAGCCGATACATTTGCGAGATTGCAGCAAATACTCCTCCAGTACATAACACCACAGAAACTAAAGAACGCTAGTCTGGCTCAAATTGGAACCTTATTTGGGATCATGTACGACAAGGAACGTCTGGAAAAGAATCTGGCCACCGAGCATATAGCACACGCACACTATCAACAGTTAGACCAGAAACAGATGGCACAAATTAAAGATCTAGCCAAACAGCTTACAGAAGATAAGCTCAAGGCAATAACATACGATTAACATGCAAGTGTGGAAATGAAGGGACGAGAGGTGTTTAGGAGTAACGACCCAATCTAGGGCAAGTGCCAACCAGCCTTGTTGATGTGCCCGGAGTGAGCCACACACCACTTATTAACAGGTTGGCTAGGAAGGATACCGGTTACGCTTCCTTTAATGCCTCTCTTTTAGAACGGGGATAAACTAGAGTTAGAGGCTAAAGAAACTCGCCCCGTACCAATTTCAAACTTTCATTTCTGGTCGGAGGGGTTCGATTCCCCTTGTGTCCGGTAAGTATCGGGGACATTTACATGGTTGTAACGATCGCCAAATACGAACGGGCGCGGGCAAACCGTCTCAAAATACCCGCTTAACAATTAAACTTTTATCCTCAAGACGGGTAGGTGATAGCACCCTGAGAGGATTTACAATCAGGTGGGTGTAGGTGAAAACCATGAGTCCCACGACGAACTAAACTAAACTACTCTAAGGGAGACTCAAACACATGCACGTATCTGATGAAGCGAAGCTATTCGCAGTACGAGAAAGACTATTACAAGCCGAAAGGACAATCTATGAAGCTAATAAAATCCTTGCTAACGTCGGAGAACCATCTAGAGATGGCGATACGTGGGCTTGCTCTATTCCAGATTCTACTAAACATTATATTAGTTCTGACCCTAATGAGTGCGTAGAGTGAGGATAAGGTCTAAGGAGTCCGTAGGACTACCTAAATGCTGCTACTGCGGAGAGAAATGGCTGTTACATGGTAAGATTGATTCTTGCCTAGGTACGGGAACATACGTTAAATGTCCAAATTGCAGAAGATGGCAACTTGTTCCGGTACAGCACAGGGGGCAGATTAATGAAAAAGTTTATGATTAGTTTATTACTGGCGGCGTTAATGGTCGTTGGTATTATGGTTTCCGTGGACGGGGCTGTCGTATCGGGATTCAAAAACGTAATCACCATATCCGGAGGAATCGAGTACGGCGATTTATCCAGACTAACAAATGCGTTAAACGATTTGAAAATGGGAAATTCAAAAGAATTACATCTCATGATTAATAGTGGCGGAGGACACGCAACCGCAGTCCTATCTATGAAATATTTGTTAGAACACATACTTGGAGATGCAAGACTGGTAACTCACGTAACGGATATGGCGTATAGCGGCGGTGCCATGCTGTTCCTTCTCGGGGATGTCCGGATCATGCACGAAAGATCTACGATTATGGTTCATTATAGTGCTATGTACGATCAGAATGGGAACAAACTTCCAAAGAGTCGATACACGAAGAAGCAACGGGAAAGATGCAAAGCAACGGACGAGTGGATTGACATACTGACTTGGCCGAAGACGACACTACCAAAATCATACTTAAAGAACGATAAAATATTTGGCGTAATGGATGCCTGTAAATACGGAGTGGCAACACACGTAAAAACATTAAAGGGGGATATTGTAGATGCGAAAACTTATTTGCGGAATCGTAGCAACACTCGTTCTACTGGTAACAGCAGTAACGGGAATCACAGCGGTAGGCGATAAATCAGATGTCGTTTATGGCAACAAACGAGCCTACCATGTCGCAAGCGTATCCGATCAAAACGGTAAAGTAACCGATGAGATTTGGGTATTACGGGACGGAGACGAAGAGGGATGGAAACAGATTGAATTCATGTTTCGGCAGAATGTGTTTTATCTTAGAGTATTAGTTCGCAATGTAGAAGGGACTGTGGTAGAACGCAAAGTCATGTGTCTTGGTTTTCTGTGCAGAGACTACGGTTGGCAATGGAGCAAGAAGTCTATGGACGAAGCCGTGAAAATGATTATTGGATACAGTCCTATCGGTACTATAGACTTTGATACGTACACATTAACCGAGTTCAAAGATGGACACTCCAAGAAGTTTATCGATCATCTGGTGTGGGCCATGGCTAAAGCAGACTATGACGAAGGACAGAAAGGAAACTAAATAATAGAGAGGGATGGGGAGTAGCGATAGGGCTACTCCCCTTTAGGTGTTTATATGCTAGGTGGAATGTTCGGGGCTATAGGTAAAATAGCCTATAAGACAAAGGGAAATTTGTGGCGTGCATTATCTATAGACGCATCGACGCACGGCATAAATACAGTAGACTACGCACACCACGAAGTACATGCCGGTCGAGGTTATAGGGCTGGTTTTGCCTTTAATCTGGCCAATGGAAATACGGCGTCTTTTGCGTGCACTACCCCGGCCGTTGGTGGAAGGGAAATGCATCTTACTATAGAGCTTCACATGACATCCAACGGAACATTCACTTGGTATGAAGACTGCACATCATATAGCGGAGGAACGGTAATAACTCCAATGCAGCACAATAGAAATTCAAGTAATACGTCCGACCTAACAGATGTACAACGAGGGGCTACCGGCTCTTCTCCTATAACAAGAACTGGAGGAACAGGAATATTATCTGTTGATTTTGCAGTAGCCAGAGACGTAAATCCAAGTCGAAAAAATGGTAACGAATTCATAGTGAAAAGCGGCAGTAAGAACGTAATGGAGTACGTCAATGGCGTGAATGCAAACTTTGTCCAGTTAATACTGGAATGGTATGAACACACACCGAGAGATTAAGGAATTATAAAGATGCCTAAGAATAAAGAGTGTTGTGATGAACTCAAAGGCATCATCTTGAATACGTTACACAAAATACACGAAAGCACGGCACTACCAATCAATGAGCGATACAGAGACGGACAACGCAATCAAGCCATGATGCTCGATAGTTTATTAGGACTATACGAAATGGGAAAATGTAATTGCGGAGAATTAATTGAAGAATACTTGGAACATGTAGTGACATGTCCAACATGTTCTAAATATTATACGTAAGGAGATATAATGGCAAGTAAATATATGACATCAAGTGGTGCTGTTGGGGCAAGCGGTGATTATAACATGGCCTCTAGGATTTTAGTGAACGGAGTTGATCCGGGAGCTACAGATCCGGGAACCGTTCTACTGAAGCAGGGCGGGTCGTCCGGCACGACTGTTCTTACCATCAAAATTGCATTTGGTAGTTCAGATCAATTCACGTTGCCTAATTTAGTATTTGATTACGTGACGCTAACTGATGCGTCGTGTCTGATTGAGTACTTTAAACAGCACGGAAAGGCGTAATAGTGGTTACGCCGCGTAAATTAGATAAACGCCAACAGGCGCAATTGGACATTGTCAATTGGTTATTAATGCTAACCAACGGGCATGTACAACTACAAGATATTGATTTTGAAAACGGAGGGGTCTGTCTTCGCGGTGGGAAAACGGATTGCGAAACATTTGGATTGGTATTCAATATGTTAATGGATACCACCGAAAATCAATACAGAGAATTAAATTCATATGGAGGTTAGTATGGCAAAAGGAACCAGTGGGTATCTCAAACGTAAAGAGAAAACCTACAAAGAACTAAACGATGCTGTGAATACTTCTCCTGAACCCAAAGTAGGAAACCCCGCCGATGCAATTAGCAGGGAAATGGAACGGGCGCAGGAAGTAGCTCATGGTATAACGGACAGAATTAGAAATATATTCGAGGACTAAGGGGGTTATATGGTGGATAATCAAAACCTGTCCGAGGAACAGGTTATGGCGCTATTGCACATTGCAAGCCCTTTCCACTGGATAACCGATAATAATCTTCAATTAGCAACCGGCCCATACTCAATTAAGAACCATGAGTATCAGCTTGGTTGGCTCGAAGAGGATCACCCTGAACAATGTTTTATCAAGGGGGCACAAATTGGAGCATCTGAAATCAATGTACTTAAGACTCTACATGGACACATACACGGAAGATATAATCAAGGTTCTTTGTATCTTTTCCCGACTCGTGATGATGTAGGAGACTTTGCACAAACTAGGTTCGATCCCTTAATTGCTAAGAACCCGTTCATTGGGGCTTACGTTAAAGGGACGGATAGGAAGAACGTAAAGGAAATAGGCGGCGGACATCTCTATCTTCGGGGTGCGCGATCTACAAGAAAGATTGGCGGCACAAAGAAATCATCTACGGCCTTGAAATCAATTTCGGTGGATAGGGTGGTGTTTGATGAATTTGACGAGATGGAAGAGTCCATGATCGAGTTGGCCCAATACCGGGTGGCTCATTCAGCAGTACAAGAATTAATCTACTTGGGAACTCCGACTATTCCCGATTACGGGATAGACGCCAAGTACCAGAAATCAGATCAAAGGGTCTGGATGGTAGAGTGTCCTAAGTGTGGGAAGGAGGCAAGTCTTGATCTTGAGTTTCCAAATTCTATTAGGCGTAGGCTTGATGGTAGTGCTTATCGGGCTTGCGTGCATTGTCATGCTGAAGTCCATCCTTCAAGAGGAAGGTGGGTTGCTCAGTATCCTTCCCGGTCTGATACTCTTGTCGGGTGGTGGATTAGTCAGCTTAATAGCTTGTATGTTAATCCTACTAATATCCTAGATAGATATGAAGATCCTCCATATGGAGATTTATCGGAAGTGATGAATAGTACGTTGGGGAGAGCGTACATTCCAGCAGAAAATAGGTTGACTCATGCGGACGTATACGCCTGTTGTGGTAACGATCCAATGGTCAATAAGAACGAAGGGCCGTGCTGCATGGGGGTAGACGTTGGCACGAATCTTCATGTTGTAATAGCACAAAGGTTGACTCGCAAGACCTTGAAAGTTTTAAAGGTTTGTAGGGTTCAGAGCTTCAACGACCTACACGACCTAGCGAGAGACTTCAATGTGAAGTCGGCTGTTATAGACTTATTTCCTGAGAAGCGAAAGGTAGTCGAATTTCAGAAATCGGAAAACTTCAGCGTATTTGGTTGCAATTACGTTGAGACTAAAACCGGACAAATAGCTTGGGACGAAAAGGATAAGATCATTAAGGGTAATCGAACGGAGATCTGTGACATATCACATGAACTCGTGACCGATCCCGGTGGTCTGGTTCTTCCAAGACGAAACGCTGAAATAGACGAATTCGTAAAAGAAGTATGTAATATGGCTAAGGTGCTGGAGGAAGATCCCAACACCGGATCAAAGACATTTCGATACAAGAAACTTTCATCCAACGACCATTACAGACATGCTTTAAATTATTGCATTTTAGCTTCAGAAAGAATAGGAACTATAGCAGATAATAAACTTATATCGCGCTTCTTTCACGGAAGAAGGCGGCGTACATGGCTAACGTCATAACGCAAGGGAGGAGATAACATGGCAGGACGTATACATTTTGTAAGCGGTAAAACACTGGACGTAAATTCTTATGAATTTGATAATCTACCAGTGACTTTAAATTCCAAGGGAATCAAAGTGAAACGATTGAGTACCGGACACCTTATTCCCATGAATAGCACGACGATGGAATATATCGAATATATTCCGGACGATGAGGCTAAAACGGAAGAGGTTAAAGTTGTAGTAAAGAAAACGACACAAACCAAACCAACGATGCATGGGGAAGACGCTATATTAAAACCCATGAAAGAAGCCAGAGAGAAACCTAAAGTTAAAACGAATGACGAGAAACTGGCTGAAATGATAGAAAAGTCTAATTGTAAACACGAACCGGAGAAAATGGAGCTTTATGTGCAGCACACCGCTAAGGGGTTGCGCTACTTTCCCGTATGTAGTTTCTGCGGTAAACGTGAAAAATACATAAGTGAACGAAAGATCATCGACGGGGCTTATGAAGGAACCCCCAACGAGAAATGGACTGCGGATGACGTCGCTCACGCGAAACCTTGGATGGAGAAATAATAAATGTTTGAGTCTCTTACAAAGAAAAAGAAACTAGAGAAGGCCAAAGCCTATTTCATTGACTGTCTTAATAAAGATGGGAAATGGCAGAGAGAGGCTAAGGACGACTTTGCGTTTCGAGACGGAACTGGACAGTGGACAGAGGAAGAAAAACAGATCCTTGAGGAAGAACTACGTCCGGTATTGACGTTTAACCTAACTAAATCCAGTATTGATTTAATTATGGGTATGAACGAAGATAATCGAGTAATTCACAGGGCTTCCCCCACTGAACCTACGGATGCTTTCTTGTGTGAGGTACTCAATGATCTAGCAGAATTTGTAACGGAGTCAAATGACTTCGAAGAAGAGGAAGATGGTGCCTTAGAATCTGCGTCTATTTGCGGTCGTGGATGGGTGGCTATCGACTTCCAGCCAGATCCAGAGCGGTTTGGCGATATAAAAATGACAGAAGTTAATGTTCCAGTGCACGAGGTGCATTACGATACAGCTTCCCGAAAAGCTGATTTAAGTGATGCATCTTACCTAATGTGGGATAGGTGGCTGACCCAAGAGGATTTCAAAATTAGATTTCCTAACGTTGGGGCTGCCAAAATAGAGGAATTATTAGAAGAAACCAACCCGTTAGTTGGAAATTTAGATCCGTTGTCCGAAGATGGAATTCCAATGTCCGATCCTGAAGATGCTGATTATGACAGGGAAATGGGCGAGGATATTAATTTCTACGACAGATCTAACAATATGCTTCGAATAGTTCACATGGAGTATTGGGAGTATTACAAACGATATTACGTATTTAATCCTAAATCTGGTACTTTTGATGAGGTGGATCATAAACCGACGGATGAGGAAAAAGCTGAATTCCTTAAGGTATTTAAGGAAGAAATAACAATTGAAGTCATGTATGACAAACGAGTCAAGTGGTTTCAATTTATAGGGGATAAGATCCTATACGATGATGTGTCTCCTCTACCGTTTCCCGGATTCTCATTAGTGCCCACCATCGCCTACAGAGATGTAAGCCAGAGAACCAATAATCATTTCGGTCTTGTCCGTTTAATGAAAGACCCGCAAAGAGAGGTTAACAAAAGATGGAGTCAGGCACTAAATATGTTAAACCAGCAGGTGCAACCGGGTGTCTATGCGGAGACGGATGCATTTGTGGACGCGACTCAGGCCCAACAGAGCATGAAGGTTGCGGGAGACATCACATGGGTAAATGCAGGTGCGTTATCGAGTGGACGGATAAAGGAACGTACAGTCCCGACATTCCCGAATGCCCCTATGCAGATGGAACAATTCTCACAAGATATAATGAAGAAGATTACGGGAATTAATCCTGATCTATTGGGTCAAGACAGGGGAAGACAAGAGCCGGGTGTGGTAGTTCGACTCAGGCAGCAACAGGGTATCACACTCTTGAAACCTCTTTTCCGTAACTTTAACAAGATGAAGAAAGAGTTGTTCAAAAGACAGTTATCAATTATCATGGCCTATATGCCAGATCAACAGATTAAGAAGATTCTTGGTCAGAACGATCGTTATGAAATTACTCCAGAAGGGATCATAATTGACAAGGCATCCGCCCAGCAAGATCCCAATACTGGACAGGAATTCTACACCAGACAGGCTAACATCAGAGACTTCAGAAGTCTGGAATATAATATTAAAGCCGAGCAGGCTCCGGGCAACATGACCAAACGTATGATGGAATTACAGGTCATGCTGGAGATGCAAGATAAAGTACCTGTACCGCCAGATCAGATTATTGAGAAATTGGATCTGTCGGCAACGGAGAAGGAACGCTGGTTAGAATTTATTAATGAACAGCAACAGAAAGAGCAGGAAGATCGACAAAGACTCGAAAATATGGAAGTACAGTTTAGAGATCGAGAACTCAAGACGGACGAAACAAAGAATCAGCAAGACTTCATGATTAATATGGCGAAGTTGAAACAGATGGCAGAGAAAGATGAGAAGTCCATGAAGACCAAACTTGCTCAACTCGATCAGGCTGATAAGGCCGCCATGATGTCTTTTGCGGCACAGATGCTAGCGGCGCAAGCCCAAGAGGAACAGGCTAAGCAACAGTTAGAAATTGATGCGGTTTCGGCCGAACAGGAATTGTATTTCGATGAAGAGGAAGCGAAACAAGAGTTACTTCAGGCTCGTGCTAAACACATTCAGGATATGAAATTCCTTGAAGAAAAGAATAGAATTGCTATTAGATTGGCTGAACAGAAGGCCCAACAAGCTATTAGATTAGCTGAAGAGAAGGCTAGACAAGCTGCAAAAATAGCAGAACAGAAAGCTAAAGAAGGGGGAAATGTCAATGGCAAAGGAAAACAAACCTCTGCTTCGTAGGCAGAAAGGTTGGCCGGGATTTGTAAGGTCTTATAAAAACTACATCGAAAACGGACATTACGATGAGGTTGAGTGGGGAGATAGAACACTGGAACCCAAAGAAGTGACCGTAGACAAGATGGGTAAAAAGATATATAAGTGGTAAGATGTGGTGTCGCCGACCCTAACGGGCGTTACAAGGTGAGGACGTAGCCTCCCCCCTACGTCCTATACCTAAATCAATCAGGGGGTGTAAACAGGAGGGAGTAAAACAATGCCAGATGAAGAACACAATGACCTATTAGCAGATCTTCTTGACGAAGAGATCGCTGCTGCCGAGAAAGAAGGCAGCTCTAATGTTGAACTTGATGCATTAAAATCAGAAGTCGAAGAACTTAAAAACGCCAATGCAGGATTGTTGAAAGCGAAACAACAGGAAACTAAGAGACGACAGGCCGAACAGGATCGTATCTCTCAGATGGAAGGCGCGATCAATACAATTCTGTCACAACGCCAACAGCAGGGCATAGCTTCTCTAACGGAGAAGGAAGCTGCTGAAGCCCGTGGCATGGGCTTACCTGTGGAGTATGATGACGATGGTAACGGATGGGTTAATCCCGCCGCTATCCAAGAAATGATCAATCCAGTACTCACACAGTATCAAACCAAAATACAGCAACTGGAGCAACAACTCCAGCGATCCAGTGCTGCTAATAATGCGAAGTCCCAAGCGGAGCGTATTATTGAAGGTATCATTGGAGAGGACGAGCGATATGGCGCTGCCAGTGGCAGATACCGGGCGGCTCGGCGTTGGGTAGAAAATCTAGCAGAAGAATTTGCTGCTTCCAACGGTGTCAAAAGAAGTTTAACTTCCGGAGAGGTTTTAGATTACGCAATAGACGATCTAACAACGAAAGCCTTTCAGGAGAAGTTTCCCGGAATTGACATTGTTGACGTAGTGACGGCTGAAGATTCACAAGCACACTTTAGACGCGCAATGAATAATATAGCGGATTCAATGGATTCTACCTCAAGCAACTTGCCCAAGGATAAAGTGGACAGTAGATTTCAAAAGGTTTTAAATAAGCCATCCACCCTTGGAAATCAAGCGAATGCTAAAGCTGGACAGGTATCTATCCTAGAGAGGGTAGGTAGTTTATCAAGTCAGGACATTATGGATCTGACTGACGACCAAATTGAAGTTCTAATGAAACAGGTTGGTCGGGAATAACAATTTAAATGGGATGGCATTAGACAAAGCAAAATATGTAAAGGAGAAATAAAATGGCTGTTACTGCTTTTTCATTAGATGAGAAAGCCTAATATGTCTAAGGAGATAAGCTATGAATGATAAAGAGAAGTTAGCTTATTTCGCAGGATTAGTAGATGGTGAAGGTTCAATAATGTATACTCGCAATGGGTATGATAAGAGACGTAATAAATATTATTATAGAGTTTGTTTACGTTTTTGTAATAATGACCCGGTACTAATAGAATGGGTCCAGAACAATTTCCCGACTAAATGGAATATAGAACATAGAACACATAGGGGCAAAAATACAGACGATTCTTATGTTATGAGTGTGTATTATAATGCTGCCGTAGATATGATAAAATTATTATATCCTATGCTTATATCCAAAAAAGCACAGGCTGAGTGTGCTTTACTTGCGGGTTATTATCATTCATTGCTTAGGGGAAAACCAGGACAGGTTGACCCTCTTGAACCTATACGAGAACGTCTTGCTGAAATAATGCGAGGGTTGAATTATAGGGGAAAAGACGCTACGAATATTAGAAAACAATGGGGTGAATTGCTGGAAACCCGACCAAGTAATGTTGAGGGCAATCAGCAGCCAAGCTTAGAGAATGACATAAAAGTATCTACGAAGGTTCAGAGACTAACGGTTGAGGAGTCTACCAATAAGACCGACACGAGCGCCCCACAGGAAACTGATGATATAGTCCGTGCCTCTCAGTAATGGGAGTGAATATCTTAAACGATTTCAATAACTTACAGGGTACTAATGATGCCCAAACTGTAAAACTTTGGTCTACCGTGACGATGCGGGAGGCTCTGAAACCCACGATGGCTAATAAGCTGATGGGTTCTGGTAAACGAGCGATCATCCAGAGACTGACTGAACTGGAGAAATCTGCTGGTGATACCATTAAATACGATCTGCTGATGCAGATGACCGGAGAAGGCGTGACCGGCGATAACCGTATGCGGGACAATGAAGAAGCTCTGGTATACTACCAAGATACCGTTGCAATTGACCAGCTTCGGAACGCCCATGCTTTCCGTAGGATGTCTCAGCAGAGAACGCTGCACGACATGAGAATGGATGCTAAAGGTAATCTGGCTGATTGGTTCGCCGGTAAGTTTGATACCTATCTGTTCAATTATCTGTGTGGTAAAACCACGTTTAGTTTCGCCGGTAATACCCCGACAGATCCGGATAGCGACCATTACATCATCTCTGGTGATGTGGCCTCTACTGGTGTCATCGCTACTGACGAGGCTTCCCTTGGAAACAACGATCAGATTCAGTTAGCTGACATTGACTATGCGAAAGAAGCTGCTAAGACTCTGACTCCGCCTATTCGACCGGCTCAGATCGAAGGTGGGGAATATTATGTTGTCATCCTTCATCCTTATAGCGTGACCGATGTTCGTTTGGACGTTGCTAATAGTGCTTACACCGATTGGCCCACGATCCAGATGTATGCGAATAAACGCGGCCTGAAGAACCCGATCTTTACGGGTGCCTTGGGTGTTTATAATGGATGTATCCTAATGGAATCTACCTATCTGCCTGTCTTTGACGGTGCTGCGGCTAGTACTGTGCGGCGTAACCTGTTCTTGGGCGCTCAGGCTGGTGTGTTCGCTCTTGGTTCGGCCTATGACGGAATCGAGAAAGAGCGCATGGGTAAAGACAATATCATGTCTTGGTATGAACAGACTGATGACTTTGGTAATGAGAAGGCCATCTCTGTTGGTAGTATCTTCGGTATAAAGTCTACCCTGTTCAACAGCAAGGATTATGGTAAGATGGTTATTACCTCCTATGCTGCTTCTCATAACGTGTAATAAATAGTCGTTGACTATTCCAAGTCCGGGGTTAATAGGCATTCATCGTAAGGTGCCGTTCCCCCGGCAAATAAAAACTGAGAGATCGTAACTCTCCAAAGGATTTATAACAATGGCTAAATATACTACTACTGGTGGAACGACTTATGACCTGACCGACAGCAAAGCGTCGAGTACTACGTATCCGGGCGCAAGCCCCAAGTCCACTCCCCGGCAGGGTGGGTTCACCCTTCGAAACCGGATTGATTGGGACGATGCGGACATGCCGACTAATGCTCTGGCGGTTTTGAACGTTGCTAACACCTTTCGTATTCTTGAAGTACCGGCTCGCGTTTCTATTCGGAATCTGCGGCTGGTAAAAGTACCGGGAACTACTAATTTTTCTTTAACCCCGACGGCCTCCTCTTATGGTTCGGTTGCTTCGGCGACTTTGGGCGTTGGTGTTTATTTTAAGAAAAATGCCTCCGGTTCTTATGGTACGGCTGATCCTGATGCTCTGGCCGACCATGCTCTGACTAACAGTACTGCGGCTATTCCGTCCACGATGTTTAGTGGTTCGGCTTCTACTCCGCAGACTTGGGATGTGTCTCAGTCTGACACCAACGCTCCCGTACTGCCGCTGTTTAGTGGTTACGGCGGGTATATCACCATGGGTATTATCGCTTCTACTGGTGGGTCTAGTGCCTCCAGCGGTGGCGTGACTGCTGATGGTGTGTTTGAGGTTGTCGCTGATTGCGATTACATGCCTGAATAATACTAAAATGGGGGTGGGGTGCGCTCTGCCCCCTCACTTTTATAGGGGGAATTATGATTGACAATACAAGACCGTATGTAGAGAAAGTAAGACAATGGGGCGGTAAAGCCGCCGAATGGAATAAACTCGATGTGATCTCCAACGTGGAAGATATGTTGGGCAGAGGGTATTACATTAAAACTGATTCTGGCATGATTGGCATGAAGAAGTCTCATGGGTATCGTACTCCGTGGATTCATGTTAAACAGGCTTGCTCTAAGAGATGTGGGATTGACCATACGATTAAGTTTGAGAAATTTGGTTATATTCCTCCAAGATGTATGCAATGCTGGAAAGTTGTCGTTATGCCTAGGACTATTGTGGAGTTGGTTAAACTTGAGGAACTAGAACGCATAATGAACCGTCCATCTAAATGCGGTATTGAAGTGCGTAACTACACACCGAGACATTACGGTGGGTATTTTTATAATGATAGTTTAGAAGAAGGTAGAGAATGTTATACTGCGGTGCGTGAAGCCGTTAGTGATATGATCTCCCCGGATGTTAATGTGATTTTAAAACGGGCTTGTACAGAATTTGAAATGAAATTCGGTAATTCTGGATTTTGGGGTGTCACTCCGGAAGTTCAAGAACTAGATGACATCATTGAAACTCGTTTTGAAAATCCTGCTATTCTATCCAGTAAACAGCCTGATTATGTCAAGGCTTGGGTTCGAAAAGAATGGCAGAAATATGCATTTGCAAACGGAGACGAAACCTACTTGGAAATTAATGGTGGCGTTCCGATGTTTGAAGACTACCAGAAATACCATGAAGGTGATATTAATGAGATTAAAGAAGAAATGGCAATCGCGCAGGCGTATGCGACTAAAGGGATCAACCCTGAAAAGACTACGGAATTTAGGCATTTGGCTTTGGATTATGCCAAGGCTAACGGAATGGAGCCTAAAGATCTAAGTTTGATGTTGGGTATGTATGACAGAAACTACTTTGAGCCTTTTATGATTAAAGGCGCGGATCAAACAACATAATGAAAAGTTGTATAGACTGTCAGGTATGTTGTCATTATCTTACGATTCCCGTAGGAAAGTTTGATAAAGATTATATAGAATTCTACAAAAACTTTGGTTTAGATATGTTAGAGGATGATAGGGTTTATTTGTTTGTGGTTCCTTGTTCATGTCAATATATCACAAAAGAAGGTTGTTCTATTTATGAAAATAGACCTAAAGTTTGTAGACAACAACAACCAGATATGACAGACGTAATATGCAGCTATAAGGAGAAATGGGATGGCAAGTTTTAACAAAGTGAGAGTTAAAAAGTTGTATTTGCCGACGGCTCACGGAAGTAAGAAGGGTTTTGGAAATAAACCGACGTTGGTTACAGCAACAGCCTCAGAACTAAATAAGATGGATGGTGTTACGGCCACAACCGCAGAGATTAATGCGTTGGCTGGAGCAACAGCCACTAATAATACATCCGGCAAAACCGCTATTTTAGATTCCGGCGGTATTCTAAATCTTGGCGGAGACTTAGTAGCAACTGGAACTATAAACGGTACGCAAGCAATCACTACTATTCCCGGCACACTGGCGACTGCTGAACATGGCCCCGGTGCTATTGGGACTGCTTTCGCACCAAGAACTTATCACGGTACGGTAGGCGGTCATATTATTACAGAGATTCATATTGACCTTACGGGCCTAAAAGCCAAAGGTACGGCTGCCGATGATGTTATCGGATTGGGTGCTGGCGGTGCGGCTTATATTGGGCGGTATGTTACGAGTACTTATGGTATCGTTTATCGAATGGAAAGAATGTGTTTAGAACTCCCTGCCGGAACCAACATTACTGCGGATATTGATATTGCTTTTAATTCGAGTGATGCACTTGAATACGATGGTGCGGCTGGTGCTTCGGAGTTCGATCAGGGTACTGTAACTGCTGGATCTGTAGATGTTTTAGAAACCTGCGGATTTACGGCTAACGATTACATCTATCTGACAGAAGGCGATACTGCCGCAAATGAAGGAACTTATACAGCAGGACAGTTTATTATTAGGTTCTACGGACACGCAATTATTAGTTAATAAAATAAGAAAGGAATAAATTATGGCAACTGCATTTACAAGAGCAAACTTAGCTGCGTCTAAACAGAACGTAGTGAATCACGATCCCACGAAGAAACCCGGAAGGGGTGTTCTTCACATGCGTAAATGTCGAGTGGATTTCGACGCAATTGCCACAACGACCGGAACGGCTCTGGCGGCCAACGATACGTTTCAGGTTTTCGATGTGGCTCCGGGAGATGTTATTATAGCGGCTGGTGGTAATGTTATTACGGCTACTACGGGCGCTTGTGTAATTGATCTTGGTTTTACTGGTGGAGATGTTGACATGCTGATGGATGGTCTGGTGGCTAATGATACCAGTTTACCGGCTTGCACTAGAGGTATTTTACATCCGGTGTACATCGCTACTTCTGATACCGTTGATGCTCTGACTTTGACGGCTTCGGGTGCTGGTGGTGTTGTGGAATTTTGGATGTTGGTTTACAGACCGTAATAATAGGAGGTATAAATGGCAGAGACAGCACAAAACATAATTGATAGCGCACGTTATGACCTCATGGATTACGTAGATGGGGTTGGTGTTGGTATCGAATATGACGATGTTGAATTGCTAAACTACCTCAATAGATTAATAGGGCTGATGGATTCCCAACTATCGGCCCTTTCTTCTGACTTAGTGGAAGCGGAGGAAACTTCAATCAACACTGTAGCAAGTCAGAATTATGTGGATATTTCTGGTCTTAATTCCGGTCTTTGGACTAGGATTAGATCTGTGTGGATTGGATCGTCCAGATTGGAACAGGTATCCTTGAACTACATGAGGTACACAAGACAATTCAGAAGTGGGGAAGCCGAACCAACAATTTGGGCCTTGTCGAATAATTATATATTATTCCCTCAAGACTGCGATGCTGCCCACACTGATTTAAATATATACTACGACAAGAAGACAGCGGCTCTCGCCCTGACCGATAATATGCCCTACAGCGATAGATTCAATGAATTCTTTAGGGAGATGTTGGTTCTATTAGGCAGGGGCAGAAAGAAGGGACTGACTTCTATTGATAGTGCTATCACACAGATGTTTAAAGGTAGGGCTATGCAGGAAGAAATACAAAGGGGTTTTATTCCAAAACCTTATAATTATCAGGAGTTTTAATTATGGCAATAACTTTAGCAAATGCAATAACTCAGGTTAGGGGTGTCCTAAATGAGACGAGTCCGCAGTTTTGGACAGATGCAGAAATTACATATTGGCTACAGGAAGGTACTAAAATCGTTGCCTCTAAAACTCTAATGGTTGAGGCGGAGGATGATATTAGTCCTCTTGTTGCGAATCAATTATCATACACTTCTAGTGATGAAACTTGGATTGCAAACGTGATCGAACCTTATGCGGCAATCTACAATGATGGGTCTACAAATTATAAAGGGTTAATTAAGATTCATCCTAGACAATTGGGGAACGTTAAAACTTTTACCAGTGGTGCGCCTAAATACTACTGTTTACATAATAGAAATATATACGTTTGGCCTGTGGCAAACGCAACCATAGTTGCGGCTGGCGCTAAAATAACCTTATTATACGCCACGGAAACGGACGACATAACAGATTTAGCGGATGAATATCAACATTTACCGATATACTATGCGATAGCCCGAGCTAAATTAAAAGATCAAAAGTTTGCAGAAGCGACTTCCATGATGTCTCAGTTCTATAATGATCTTAATTTTGAAAGAACGGATAAGCACGTAAGGGAAGTAGATTCTGTAGGTAGTTTTAGAGTTCCGCAGAAGGGAGGAACTGGTGCCTAAGATTGAAACAAAATTACCTCAAGTACCAGATAATCCTTGGAAAGATTTACAATTTAGATTTGATGGCCGATGGATACCTGACGTAGACCCCTCTTTGATCGGCCCTCAAAACTATGCTAAACTTGAAAACCTGCGATATAAGGATTCTGGTCTAGAAGGAGTTAACGGGTATACGGCTATTAACGGTACGCCATTGGCTACTTACGATAATATAGCAAATGGTCATCAATTAAGATCGGACAGAACACAAAAGACCTATAATTTTGTCCACGCAGACAACGACACAATAGGAAGACTGCGCGTAAATAGAAACGATATAGGAAGTACGGGAGAGTTTGATGCCACGAATCGCTTAGATACTAGTGCTCATTCTTATTATCAAGATTCTGCAAACGGACTCACGGGTAGATTTAGCGATGCTCCCCAAGGAAACATGGCCTATTGTAACGGCAGAGAGGCTATGATATTTGGTGGGGATGAGCAATCCCCCGCCGCTGTATTTTCAGCAGATGATGATGGATCTTCGTCGCCTTGGAATCCGACTAATCCTGTTGATTACACAGAAGAATTAACCAGTAACATTACTACGGAAACCATGACAATCTCTACCGCAGGAAAAGATTATGCGGTGTTAATGACAACTCGACCAATTCAAGGTATTAAATTTTATATTAATGGCGGTTCTACCGGCGGAACACTTACAATTAAATATTGGAATGGATCGTCGTGGGCGGCTGTTTCGGATTATAGTGGAGGCGACAAAACATCCGGACTCTCTAGTAGTGGATGGTATTATTTTGATCACACGAAAACCACAGTTAAACTTAAACATTATGAAGATTTATACTTGTATGCGTATCTTATTCAAATATCCGGTGCAGGGGCTACGGCTGATATTTATAATATTTCTGTTGATACTGCTTTGCAAAATGTCGAAAATGTATGGGATGGTGTTTATCGGCAGCCCGTACAGTTCCAATTAAAAAATACCAGTTCTGACACGGCATATATTGATTACACCGCACCTGTTAACGTGGCGTCGGACGAAGATAATCCTGTTGGTGGGAAACTAACATCGTTGGAAACCACAGGTGAAATAATAGTTATGTTTACTGAACAAATGGCTGGTATTCGTATGCAAATGCTTGGGGCATTAATCAATGAAGCCGCTGCTGGTTCTGCTATTACGGTTAAGTATTGGGACGGTTCTGCATACCAAGCCGTTGGGGTGCAGGTAGACGGCACAAGTGCGGGTACGGGGCCGGGGTTCGAACAGTCCGGATTAATTAGCTGGATTCCCACTACAACTGAAAAACCTAGGACTTTATTCAACACATTCGGGTATGCGTATCAGATAAAAGTAGGTACTAATGTCGTGCCTCCTACGTCGTCTGACGTATATATTGATCTTTGTACTGGCATTCCGGCCCTAAAAGACGTGAAAGCCTACGATTTCAGTATTAATTACGGTACGAGATTAATGCTTTGCGCTCCTTCAATTAGTAATGAAGGCAATAGAATGGACTTTTCGGCTGCCAATGCTCCCGACGTATTCAACGGAGCAGACAGTTCAAACAACGGAGATCAATCATTATATTTTGGTGGTAAAGAAAAGATAACCGCAGGTAAGGCACTCTACAACAGATTCGGATCTAACTTGTTGAGTTTATTGCTGGTTCTTAAAGATTCGGAAACATATTTATTAGTTGGTGATACTCCGGATGAGTTTGTTATTTACGAAGTATCTAAAACAATTGGATGTCCTGCTCCATTAACGTTGGCTACGGGAGAGGTTAACACCAGTTCAAAACCCACCGAAGGTGTCACAAGAAATATTGCCATTTGGATGTCGGCTTCCGGGCCGGTTATGTTTGATGGTGCTTCTATTAGTTCCATTCGTGGATTAGAGAATTTCTTTGATCCTAATAATGATGAATACATAAATTGGAGTGCCATAGATAAATGTAGGGGATGGATTGACAACGTCTACAAAGAATATAATCTCTTGATTCCGTCTTCATCCGGACAGACTACAGTCAATAAATGGTTAGTTTATGATCTGTTGAGACGTAAATGGTATGAAAAGAGAACAGGTACGGCTAGTTTCCCGCAATCTGCATGGGAGGTCATAGACGAATCGGGACAGAGAAGAAACTATGGCGGAACCGCCAGTGGTGTGATGCTTTATTTAGAAAATGGAACTAGTTGGGCCGGTACTGGAATCACCCAGCGGGTTAAGACCGGAGACTTCTTTCCAAGTAGTAATATTTGGGACGAGACTACCATACGAAAATTTAAATTGTTAACCCATAAATTCGAAGAAGTATCGGCACAAAACTATCTTGATATTTATTACTATGGAGACACCGAGGAGTTAATTGGTAGTGGTATCACATTTGTTGATACGGATGATTTAACCGGTGTAAAGGTTTCTTTTGAAGACACAACCGCAGCTATGGCAGTTAACGGAAACGCAGGAGTAGAGTGGGCAGCAACATCAATTGTATCAATTAACGTTAACCAAGATATTGGGGCTAAGCGAATTATTAATATTGTGACCGATGAAAACCGTACGGGTTGGGGTCATTGTTTCGAGTTTGTTATTACGACCACAAACGTACCTAGAGGTTTTAGACCAATTGCTTGGGGTATCAGATACAGAATAGAACGGAAAGGAGATCAGGCTACGCAATAATGATAGCTGGAAATATAAATAACTCCGAAATTGAAAACAGTTCAGACGATAATATGAATCAGGATAATGAATGGTTACAGCAGTTAAATGGCACTCTACCATTTAAGAAGAAACCAGCATTGAAAATTCAAATACCAAAATATGAAATTCAAACTTCGTCTAAACAAAAGAGAGGTATAGGAAATGTCTAATAAGTTCTTCGGAGCTATTGGGGTCAGTGGTGGCTCTGATGGTTTTCTTGATAATATTGATGGCGGAAACTTGTCGGATTTAGATGGAGCTTTCGCTTTAGATAGTACAGATAAAATAGGGGTATTCTGGCTTGATTCAGACTATGCCTCGACAAGTCCACCCGGTACGCAAGTCATACCTACGGTAATGCAACCCGATGCTAATGCTGGGAATAAACGATGGTTAATGCTTGGGGCTAATCTTGTTGGTCTATCCCTCTATGAAGCCGGGACTACCAATAAGGTTAATTTTTCTCAGAGTTCGGGTAATCTAACTATTGACAATACCTACGACACAGGTACGATTACAATTAAAGGTGAGAACAGTGGTGACGCTACTCTTATGGTTCTTGATCCCGCTGGTAGTGTGGATCTATATTATGCAAACTCCAAGAAGTTTGAGACCGTAACGGGCGGTATATCTATTACTGGTAGTTGTGATGTAACGGTGGACTTCACTGTTGGGGATACGGTAATAACCGACGGAGTAATTACCGACTCAACTGGTTTTCAGATTACTGGGGGGACTGTAACGCTCAGCGGATCTGGAGAAACGTTGGCGGTATTTACCGACGACGGGTCGGTAGATTTATATTATGACAATACTGCGATTTTCAGTACTGCATCAGACGGAGTGGCTATAACCGACGGCACGGCAACAGCGGCTAAATTACGCTTTAGCGGTGATAATTTAGTCATTGATAATAATGAAGCGGGCGGTTTGGTATCTCTTGTCGCCGAAAAAGCGGCCACGGGGCAAAGTACTTTATTTCAAGGCAACCCTGATGGGGCGACAGAACTGTATTATAATGGGACGAAAAAGTGTGAAACCGCCGGGTCTGGCCTATTGGTTTATGATAGCGACGCGTCCGACAATCTGTATTTATATCATAGCGGTACAGTA